TGGGCATGGAAGGTATTTTTGTTCAGGCAGAGCAACGCAATCAAAATGGCAGGGTTTACCCTCTCAAGGAGATTAAGCGAGCAGTTGACGAGATTGATCAGAGGATCAGAAAAGGCGAGACCGTAATGGGCGAGCTGGATCATCCACCAGAACTACAAATTAACTTGGACCGTGTTAGCCACATCATCGAAGATATGTGGATGGACGGTAACAATGGTATTGGAAAACTTAAACTCATAGAAACGCCAATGGGCAATATTGCTACTGCGCTTATGAAAGCAGGAGCAAAACTGGGCGTATCTAGTAGGGGCTCAGGCAATGTGGACGATAACGGCATTGTCGAAGGCTTTGAATGCGTAACAGTGGACATTGTGGCACAGCCCAGTGCTCCTGAAGCATACCCTAAGCCAGTCTATGAGAGTTTGTTTAATATGCGTGGCGGTGCAGTTCTTCACAGAACAGCCGCCGCAGTAACACATGATAAAAGCGCAGAAAAACACCTAGTTAAAGGTATCCAGTCTTTAATTAGGGAATTAAATCTCAAGTAATAGGAGATAAAGATGGCAGTGACATTTAACGAACTCCTGGAAGGAACTAACTTGTCTGAAGAGGCTCGTGAGTCAATCCAGGAAGCCTGGGAGTCACGCCTTGACGAAGCCCGTGAAGAACTCACAGCAGAACTTCGTGAAGAGTTTGCTCAGCGTTATGAGCATGATAAGGGATTGATTGTGGAAGCAGTTGATAACTTTATCTCTACACGAGTTGAAGCTGAAGTATCTGAACTGGCTGAGGACAAGAAGGCCCTGGCTGAAGAAAGAGTTAAATATCGCAAGGCTATCGGTGAACATGCTAAAGTGCTTGACAGATTTGTAACTGAAATGGTTGCTAAAGAAGTCAAGGAACTACACGCTGATCGTAATCGTGTCTCAGAGCACCTCAACAAGTTGGACGGCTTCGTTGCTGACCAGCTCGCTGAAGAGCTTATTGAGTTCCACGAGGACAAGAAAGCGTTGGTAGAGCAGAAGGTCAAGATGGTCCGTGAAGGCAAGCGTCAGCTCGCTGAAACTAAAAAGGACTTCATCTCTAGAGCCGCAGAGAAAGTTGAGAAAGTTGTCAACGCTACTATGGCATCAGAGATTGCGACATTCAAGGATGACATCACCGCCGCCCGCGAGAACGACTTTGGACGTCGTCTCTTCGAGGCTTTTGCTTCAGAATACAATTCATCGTACCTGAACGAAACCAAGGAGATTCGCAAGGTCCAGAAATCACTTGCTGAAATGAAATCACAACTTGATGAAGCCAAAGCTAAAATCAGTCAACGTGAGGAAGCAGTACAACTCACAGAGAGCAGACTGAGAATTGCTGAGGACAAGTATGCTCGTAAAGAGAAACTTGATGAGTTGATGAAGCCACTCAGCCGTGAGAAGAAAGAAATCATGTCTGACCTGCTCGAGAGTGTCAAAACTGAGAAGTTGGAAGGTGCTTTTGAAAAGTATCTGCCCAGCGTAATCAGCGAAGATGCGCCCCGAGCGAAAAAGACATTAAACGAGTCAGTTACCAGCAGTCGCGAAGTAACTGGTAACAAAGACGAGACAGTTTTAACTGAATCTCAAAATAACGAACCGGAAGTCAGTGCTGAAATCATTGAAATCCGTAAGTTAGCCGGACTTTGATAGGAGATAAAAATGGCTAAATTGTTTGAAAGCAACTGGTCAGCAACCAAAGAAGCACTTACTGAAGGCCTTACAGGTCAGCGTAAGGGTACAATGGATGTTGTTCTGGAGAATGCTAAGAAGTATTTGACAGAAACAGCCTCTCCAGGTGCTACGGCTGCTGGTAATATTGCAACACTTAACAAGGTTATGCTCCCACTGATTCGCCGCGTAATGCCCAGCGTTATCGCTAACGAACTGGTAGGTGTACAGCCTATGACTGGCCCTGTTGGTCAGATCCACACACTGCGTGTACGTTACGCAGAAACTGCCGCTGGCGTTGTTGCTGGTACAGAGGCACTGAGCCCATTTGCGCTCGCTACACAGTATTCAGGCAAGCCTGATGCTACAGCGGTTGCAGAAGGTCTGCCAGGCCACCGTATGAGCATCCAGATCTTGAAAGAGACAGTAGAAGCTAAGACACGCAGACTGTCAGCTCGCTGGACTTTCGAAGCGGCTCAAGACGCTGAAGCAATGCACGGCGTTGACGTAGAAGCAGAGATTATGCAAGCACTTGCTCAAGAGATCGTTGTTGAAATCGACCAAGAGATCATCAACAGCCTCCGCGCTCTTGCTACTCCAAACTCTACAACAGTAGACTTCATGGACTTCCAGTACTCAAATGCTACATTGGCATCTGGCACTGACTCAGCAGTCTATGCACCAGTATACGTTGGCGATCGCCACGCTATCCTGGCAACAGAAATTAACCGTTCAGCTAACCGCATCGCGGCTCGTAC